GTGCCAGTCCTTCCGCGATCGGAATTTGCACATCCACGATACAGGCCAGCGCAGCGCGAGCATATCGGGTTATCAGTCATAAAATACCAAGCGCCCGAAAGGCTCTGGTGTCGACCCCAAAAGGGCCCCCTCGCAAATTCAAAAGTTCCACCATAGGCGGGAGCATTCCGGCTCTCAGCCACCGACGCCTGGCACAGGGCCACTGCCGGTGATTCCCTAGATTGCCTGCAATGTGACAGCGGCGTCTGTGCTGAATGGCTCACTTTCACAAGGGACCCGTGCAAAATTCAACAGGGGCCGGTACCGGCGAACGGCTCATGTCCGCATTTAAGTCCCTGTGTCCTCGTGAGAATCCCGCAGAGTCCCGGTTTCGTCACCGGTTTTTAATGCTCTTGAGGCTATTGCTGGGCGAGAGGGACGATCGATGCAACTCGCAACCCAAGACGCAGCGGCGGCGACGGCGACAACGCCTTGCCCAAGGTGCGGAACGGTCATGACGCTCGCGGCCATTACGCCGCACCCGATTGCTCCCCAGATGCTACGGCACACCTTCCTTTGCACCCCGTGCAATCAGACCAAAACATACGTCCTGCCGGCCAAGTAAGGCCCCTGAGCAAGGCGTTGCCGCCGTCGCAGCAGATCGGTCACTACGCCGCTGGCGCGGAAGACAAAAAAATCCCCGCCACAGCGATGATCGGGGGGGATCGGGGGCTGCCGTGGCGGGGTTTGCGAAAGTTGAAACCTGAGTGAAAGTGCTAACGGAACGCCGGTGCGGCCGGTTGGTTCCGCGACCGCTCAACTATTTTTTGCCGGTTGCGCCTGTTGCTGCTGTTGCGCCTGCGGCTGGTCGGGCGACGCGGTCGGCGTCTCATACACCAGGTCGGTATGGCTGTTGCGGTCGGCCTGCTCGGCCAGGCGCAGGTAAAACGCCGAAAGCCTTTCGTATTCAGCTCTTTGGAAGGGGTCGCGTTCCGCCCGCGCGAATGCGACCAGATCTCCCGCCTTGATTCGGTACTCGTCGGCTGGGGTCATTGCTGTGTCTTTTGATAAATGTTTTGACTCGAACGACCAAGCGTCCCCATCGTTCCGCGATTTCCACAGACCGATCATTTTATTTCTGCCGTGTGACGTCGAGGTCCTTCTCTGCGACACCTTGAACAGGGAACAAAATTCTCTACGGCGTATTTTTTGGGCATGGGTCAGGATCGCATCCGTTGTTCGCGCTGCATGAAAGACTGGGTGAGGCCGATCGGGCTGGCCTACCGGGACGGCGAGCCGACCGAATTGTTCGAATGCGCCGCCTGCGGCAAGCAGGTCGAGTTCACGGTTGAGCCGCAGGCTCCACCCGTCCGCAGGATTGGCGGTACGATGCAACCGCCGATGCGCCAAGCTGACCCGCTCGAAGCAATCTAGGGCGCAAACCGAGCCGGAGTCGCCGCGACGGCAGTCCGGTAGCTGAGACGAGCGGCGCGTGTGTACGGAATTTATTCAGGCGGCGACGGGCGGCGGAAAATGATGACGGCGCCGACGACAGTCACGACCACGATCGCCATGATGATCCAGAAGCCATCCTGGCTGGCGTGCGCTTGCAACCACAACAGCATCGATTTTCCTCCTCAACCATGGGAGAGTGATACTATTTAAGGTTGCAGAAGTGTAAAGATTCGCGTCAAAATCCTCTCATCGGTTGCGCCGTCAAATACGCGCGGCTGGCGAAACCCACAGCGGAGCGTCGCGCGCCTTTCATTTGTCACTCACAAACTCAAACCCACTTCGTCGCAGACATTCGGCGATCGTGTTTGCCGCACGAAACCCCGCCGCCCTCCGGGCGGCTTTTTGCTGAGCAAAACCGTCATCGCTGACACGTCGCTGACACGTGGGGGCGAGCCGCCCCGGCGAACGGCAGGCCCGACAGGCGCCAGCCGGAAGCGAACCGGCAACTCCGAGACGCGACGCGTCCGCCGTGCGGATGCCGCGCCGGAGCCAACGCAGAGCCACTCAACAACCCGGCACCGGTTCACGCGCCCACTTCGGGCCGAAAGCCCGCGGCGCCAGCCGGTGCCTCACCGTTCAAGGACACAACATCATGGCCAACACGGTTCTCACCGCAGACATCATCGCCGCGGAGGCGATCGGTATCCTCGAGAACAACTGCGTGATGGGCGATCTCGTCTATCGCGGCTACGAGGAGGAGTTCAACAACAAGGTCAACGGCTACTCGGTCGGCGACACCATCTCGGTGCGGCGGCCGACCGACTTCACGGTCCGCGACGGCGCGACCGCGAGCATCCAGGATGCGGTCGAAGGCAAGTTTTCGCTCGCCGTCGACAAGCAGAAGGGCGTCGACTTCAAGTTCACCTCGTCCGACCTGACGCTCCGGATCGATAAGCTGTCGGAGCGCATCATCAAGCCGGCGATGGTGCAGCTCGCCAACCAGATCGACCGCGACCTGACCGCGCTCTACAAGAACGTCTGGAACTGGGTCGGCACGCCGGGCCAGACCGTCGATTCCTTCGCCGACTTCGCCAAGGCGCCGGAGCGGCTCGACCTCGCGGCGGTGCCGCAGGACGAGCGGAGCGCGGTGCTGTCGCCGACCGACCAGTGGGCGGTGCTCGGCTCGCAGACCGCCTTGTATATGCAGGACGTGGCCAAGGACGCCTATCGCCGCGGCAAGCTCGGCATGATCGGCAACGTCGACACCTATTCGTCGCAGAACATCGCGACGCATACCACCGGCGACACCTCGTCGAACGGCACGCCGCTGACCAACGGCTCGGCGGGCACGAACTCCACCACCTGGTCGGCCAACAAGAACTCCGGCATCGGTTCGCTGATTACCGACGGCTGGACCGCGGCCAAGACGCTGAAGGAAGGTGACGTGTTCACCATCGCCACGGTGTTCGCGGTCAACCCGGTGACCAAGGTGACCCTGCCGTATTTGCAGCAGTTCGTTGTGCGCGCCGACGCGGTCGCCGACGGCACCGGCAACATGACGATCAGCATCTCGCCGCCGATCATCACCTCCGGCGCGTTCCAGACCGTGAGCAACGGGCCCGCCGACAACACGGCCATCACCTGTCTCGGCACCGCCGCGACCGGCTACCGGCAGAATCTGGTGTTCGACAAGAACGCCTTCTCGCTCGTCATGGTGCCGATGGTGAAGCCGCCCGGCGCGGTCGATGTGGCGCGGAAGTCCTACAAGGGCTACAGCGTCCGCGTCATTCCGTACTATGACGGCACGAACGACGTCAGCAACTGGCGCCTCGACGTGCTTTACGGCGTCAAGACCGTCGACGCCCGACTCGCCACGCGGTTGTCCGGCTCGTAACGGACGCGGCGTACCAAATGAGAGCGGCGGGGCGTCAATGCCCCGCCGTTTGCTCAGACGAGATCATTTTCCCTTTCCTTTTTCGGTCGCCGTTCGATCGCGAACGAACTCATCGCGTTGCGACGTCGACCCCAAAAGGCTTTGCGCTGCTGTCGTCGCCGTCGAGCCAAGCCTGGTTTTCGGCCACGATGTTCCAGCCTTCCGCCATCCGCTCGAACCGCTTCTTGTTCGGTGCGCTCTTCGCGGCCTGCGCCAGCTCGGCGCAATTCTCGGCGTGGTTTCTGAGCTCCTCGGCCTTCTTCATGTCCGTCTCCCACGAAAATAATGCCCGCCAACGCCGGACCATCGGAAACGGTTCCTGTGTCCGCTGGCGGACATAGCGTGCCGCCCGTGGCGGCGAACCATTGAGGATCCCCATGACCACGTACAGCCAATCGGACCTGGCGACGCGGGTGCTCCGCGACCTCGGCCTCATCGGTGCCGAGGAAGTCCCGAGCGCGCCCGATCTGCAGTGGTCGGCGGAGACCGTCGGCTCCGAGGTCGCGCTCTTGGGCTCGATCGGCCTGCCGATCTGGAACGGTTCGGACCTGTCGGTGCCGCTGGAATATCTGGCGCCGCTGTCGCGCCGGATCGGGCTCGCCGTCGCGCCGTCGTTCGGATTGCTCGACACCGCGTCGGCGCAGCTCGCCATGCGCGAGGCCGAGCGTTACCTGACCGTGATGGCCAATCCGCGCGGCGGCCAGCCGCTGCCGCTCGTTGCCAACGACGCCGTGCCGCGCCGGCGGTCCGGCTTTGACATCGGGTCCGGCCGATGACCGCGCTGCCTTTCGCGTTCCGCACCAACCAGTCGAAATACGCCTTCGCGGGCGAGGCGCAGCTGATCAACGCCTATGCCGAGCCGCAGGGTCCCGACGCCAAGGATCCGCTCGCGGTGCTGCCGGCCTATGGCATGACGCTCGAGCGCGCCGTCACCGACACCCCGCAGCGCGGGGCGATCTATCTCGACGATCTCGACTGCATCTATACGGTGCATGCGACCAGCGTCTACAAGGTGCGGCAATCCGGCGTCGCCACCCGGATCGGCACGGTGCCGGGCAACGATGTTGTGCAGATGTCGCGCAACCAGGCCACCATTCCGCAGGTCAGCATCCATTGCGCGGCGGGCGAGTTCTACATCGAGAACGACGTGGTCAAACGCGTCACCGACGAGGATCTGCCCGCCGGCACGGTGTCGCAGGATCATCTCGGCGGCTACACCATTTATGGCAACGCCGACCGGCGCTTCTTCATTTCGTCGCTGAACGCCTGCCAACAGATCGATGGGCTCGACTTCGCCACCGCCGAGCAGTCGCCCGATCCGCTCGTACGCGTCAAAGCCGACGGCGACCTGTTCCTGTTCAAGCGCCGCCAGGTCGAGCAGTGGCGGGTTACCGGCAACGCCGACTTTCCCCTGGAGCCGATCGGCTCGCCGATCAAGCACGGGTTGCTCGCCGCCGAGGCTGTGACGCCGTTCGACAACACGCTCGCCTTCATCGGCGACGACAGCATCGTCTATCGCATCGCCGGCACCGGCGCGGTGCAGCGCGTGTCGAACCACGCCATCGAGCGCACCATTGCGGGCGATGCCGCGCAGGCCGCGATCATGGCGTCGTCGCATACGGTGGAGGGTCACGCCTTCGCGGTGTTCTCCGGCGCGGACTGGACGCGGGTGTTCGACGCGGCGACCCAGTTCTGGCATTCAAGGGAGAGTTTCCAGCTCGGCCGCTGGCGGGCGCGCTTTCCGGTCAAGGCCTGGGGCAAGACCATCGTCGGCGACGAGTTGACCGGTAATCTCTATTTCCTCGACAGGGCGAGCTTCCTCGAAGGCGATCAGCCGCTCATTTGGGGCGTCGACACGCCGGTGTTCCATGTGTTCCCGAACGGCGGCGTGATCGATGCGCTGCACATCGACGTCGCGACCGGCGTCGGCCTGACCACGGGGCAGGGCAGCGCGCCGAAGCTGATGCTGTCGTGGTCGACCGACGGCGGCGCGACGTTCAAGGGCCACCGCGAATTGTCGCTCGGCCGCACCGGCGAACGCGTGCGGGTGACGACGCGGCGGCTCGGACGGTTCGGCCCGCAGGGCGTCATGTTCCGGCTGCGGATCAGTGACCCGGTGATCCGCGCCTTGATCGCCATGGATGTGAAGGTGAGGCCGCTCCGCAAATGACGAATTCAACAAGGCGCTCCCGCGTCCCCGACATTCCCGCCATCGACAAGGCGCATTACGAATTCCTCGACGGCCTCGACAAGCGCCAGCAGCGCCTGGGCGAGCTCGAGGATCTCGACGGCAGCGCAGCGACCGCCGACATCATCGCCAAGATCAACGCCATGCTGCAAACACACAGGACGCGATAATATGGGCTGGTGGAGCGACTTGACCGGCAAGACCGGGGCCGATGCGGCGAAGGCCGCGGCGGCAGACACCTACGGCAAGCAGCAGAGCGCGATCGCGCGGCTGCTCGGCTACGGCGACGAGCTCAAAGCCGGTTACGACAACATGGGCGCGAGCTATCAGCCTTACGTCAATTCGGCGAACCGCCTCGCCGGCGCCTCGGACGAGGCGCTGTATAATCTTCTGCAAAATCCGGACGCTGTCCGCGCCTTGCCGGCCTATCAGTTCGACCAGCAGGAAGGCCGGCGCGCGGTCGACCGCAGCGCCGCGGCGCGCGGCATGGATGCGAGCGGGCGCACGCTGAAGGACCTGACGCGGTTCGGCACCGGGCTCGCAGATCAGACCTATGGCAATCAGCTGATGCGGCTGCTCGGCCTCAACCAGCAGGGCTTCTCCCAAGGCCTATCTGCGCTCGGCGCGCAAAACAGCGCTTACGGGCAGGGCCTGCAGGGCCAGTACGGCGCGCGAAGCTCGGCCTATAACGGCGACATGGCGAGCGCCGGCACCATCGGCCAGGGTAATATCGCGGCCGCCAACGCACGCGCGGCCGGCGCGCAGAACATCTTCAACGGCGCGATGAAGCTCGGCGGGTTGGCCTTCGGCGCCGCGACCGGCGGCTTCGGGGGCGGCTTGGGCGGGATTGGTCCGACCGGCGCCAGCACATTCGGCAGCCTGGTGTCGCCATCCGGCTCCAACCCATTCAACCCCGACGGTTCGCGCAACACCTGGGCCTACGGCAGGGGCGAATAGCGCCGCGATCTGTTGGCGTTCTGAATTTTCCGATCGCTAGCGCATTTCCCATACTTTGCACCAATCTCCACCGTCATGGCCGGGCTTGTCCCGGCCATCCACGCCTTGCTTTGGTGCTCAGGCGTGGATGGCCGGGACAAGCGCGGGCATGACGACGGTTGATTCAGTGCAAGTGGAAACGGCTCTGGCGCCTTCTTACTGTCAGGACAGAACCCTCATGACTCTGCAAATCGTCAAGCCGCACATCCATGTCGAGGATGCCAACGGCAACCCTTACGTCGGGGCGAAGCTCACCGTCTATGTGCCGGGCACGACGACGCCGGCCGCCATCTATGCGGACGCGGCGCTGTCGGTCCC